AAGACAATTATTCAAGGGTTTGCGATCCCTTAGGTTATTTGACCATTTTTTGCTTAAATGAGCTCTTCATTGCCAATAACTTCTTCAATTGCTCTACTGTAATACCATATTTATTAATGATTGTATTAGAAGCAAAGTCATAAGGTTTAATATATTTATCACCAAATTGCTTTCTATTATGTTTAGACTTTTTCTTTTGATCCTCAAATATAAGTTCCCAGTTATATATAACCTTAAAAGACAAAGCAATATTACCCTTATTATTATCAAGATTATCAGCTAACCATTTATGAAGTTTAAAATCAGATGCCATAGTATTAAACTTAATCTTAAACAATGTAGGATTAATCTTATATAACTTAGTAACAGCATTAATAACATTCAAGAAGTCATCTATACCATCATAATCATTATCAGCACATATAGATATAGTATTAGTTGTATCATCATAAGAAACAGATGTATCATTATCAATAGAGTCATTAACATCATCAACATCATTAGTTATAATCTTCTCTTTATATAATTCAAATGATGTATCAGTATTAGATGAATGACATGCCATAAATACATCAACATTACCTTGAAGACTAGATGTATTATCATTAGTAGTCTTAACAATATCTCCAACATTCAATTCAGAATCATCAGGACATTTCATCATCTGCCCATAACTAAAGTAATAGTTATAATCATCATTGTTAATATCAGAATCAGAACTATCACCATATAAATAAACAATAGTATAATCATCATCAACATCATCCCAATTAACATTAGATTCAAAATTCCATTTATCAATAAGAGTATTAATATCATAAGAAGCTACCACAGTCTTATATTCAATAGTCTTTTCATCAATGGGATTACTATCAATAGGATCATCAATAGCATTAGTTTCTTTCGGTTGGTTATTCAATGAGTCCATAAAATCATTAGGATCAAAGTCTATATCAAACATATTATCAGTCATTATAATTACCTCCCCAGGTATTAATATTTGTATCTCTATTATTATGTTCTTATTAGTATTCAATGTTGGATAAGAAGGGATTAATAGCTGGAATTTGAGTTAGAAACTGAGCAGGGAATAGTATGGGAAAGATACTGTGACTTATAGCAAGTATGGAAGAGATTTCATTGAGAAAGTATTAATAGAGTATTGAGACAAATAGCAGGGAATGATAGCAGGTCATGAGAAAGTTTCTGGTATAACAAAATGTTATGGTAAAGAATCATCCATAACAAAATGTTATGGTTCCTCTCAGAGCACTACGCTTCCATTCGCCAACTATCCCGCTCAGATTCTCAGCTCATAATATATAATCATTACAGCTATCTATCCTGCTCAGTATCCCAGACGCCCACCGACCAAATGAGAATTATAGCGAGATTAATAGCAGGAGTCTGAGCAGGATGATGTCTTAAGATTGATAGCAAGAATAATAGCAGGAGTCTTAGCAGGGGTAGGGGAGGATAGATTTTGTAGAAAGCGAGCGCATACTTCGAGCAAATGCTCATATCACAACTACTATTTCAGGATCTGTCTTTTAACAAAAATTTTTTTATATATTTCAGGATCTTATAACACCAGCTAACACCATATCCCTTTCCCTTACCCTTTCCCTTACCCTTTCCGTATACCCATTCTCTTTAATTCCTTGTCTAATAACTTTCTTAAAAAGTATGACACAGTCCAGTCTTTAATCTCCGCCGCCTGCACCAGCTCCCGCTTCATATCCTCGTCAACATTTAGAAGAATACCACAATTTTTCTTTTTCATAGCATGTAACCTCCTTATTTAATATTGTTATTTTGTTCTATATATCTAATATATAGGTTTTATATAAGAAATACACTTCAATATCTCAAGTTTAGAACAAATATACACAAAGATTTTATTATGGAGATAATTTATGGATACTGCGGAAAAGATTGAAGATATTATATTCGAACCTGATATGAAAGACGGGTTTGTGATATGTAGAGAGTGTGGTAAGTATTTCAAATTAATTTCTCCTTCTCATTTAAGAACGCATGATATGAAAATGAGCGAATATATAGAAAAGTACCCAGATGCCCCAATTCAACATAAAAGTGTTGGAAAAAAACAAACCCAAACAAGAAAGATTAAAGCAATTCAAGAGCAGAAGAAGACTGAGGAAAAAACCCTACCGATTCGTCCAGATGTATTTGTTGATTCAAAAGGAGTTAAGAGATTAATAGGTAGTAATAAGATTCTAACTGGGTCTGACGCATTAACTACAAGAGCTATTAACGAATTACCCTTGGATGCTATTGACTTTAAGGAGTATGCTAAAACTTATGGAGAAAAACTTTTTATTTGGTTGACTTCTGTTATTGAATATGACCAGAAAAAGGTCAGACATAAGAAACCATTGTATACTACTGCTGATAAATTCAAGGCAGCTGATCTTTTGCATAAATCAATGCCGAAACCTGCTACTGAACGGGTAGTTGACACTACAATCAAGAAATTGACTGTTTCAATCGGTGGTAAGTTGCCAGATGACTTTGAACCAGAGGATTTCTAAATGTTAATTGATATTGACCTTTCAAATATACAAGAAGCGATAAATCCTCACTTTTATCCATTATTGAAGGATAAAAACCGGTATTTGGTCACATATGGTGGTGCTGGGTCAGGAAAATCGTATTTTATTGCTCAAAAGATACTAATTCGTATATTTGTTGGGATGGAAACCAACATTCAACATAAGGTTTTGTGTTTAAGGAAGACACAACCCGCTTGTCGTAAGTCTATATTTGCATTATTCCAAGGTCTATTGGAAGATTGGGGTTTGAAGCATGATGAGTTTGTAAGAATCAATCGAAGTGATATGTCTTTTACTTTCAGGAATGGTTCTCAAATACTTTGTGCTGGACTTGATGACCCTGAAAAGTTAAAATCGATCTATGGTATTACAGGTGTTTGGCTTGAAGAGGCAAATGAAATAACGCTTGAAGACTTTAGACAAGTCAATTTACGTTTAAGAGGACAATTTAAGTCATATAAACAAATAGCAGTCAGTTTTAATCCCATTTCAAAGATGTTATGGTTATATGATGAGTTTTTTGAACATAAAAAGAAGAATGCTACTGTAAATCATTCAACATACCTTAATAATGAGTTTTTGATTAAAAATGATCCTGAATACATCGCTGAGTTGGAATCTTACAAGGAAATAGACCAAACATACTATAATATCTATACATTAGGCGAATGGGGTCAATTATTAGAAGGAATCTATTCAAATTACGAATATATAGATGATTTTCCGGAAGATAAATTCTTTCATGACGTTACTTATGGTCTTGACGTTGGTTTCAATGCTCCATCGGCATTAATGTTCGTTGGGGAACATGATGAAGAATTTTATTTGAAGGAATTGTTATATGAACCAAAATTAACACACACTCAATTGATACAAGAGTTGGGATCTTTGATTCCACTAAAGTATAGGAGAGAGCGTTTAATATATGTTGATTCAGCTGAACCTGAATTAATTAAGGAATTGAACCAGACTGGGTTCATTGCTAAAAAATCAGACAAATCAGTTAAAGACGGCATCAATTATATAAAGAGACAGAAACTGTATGTAGATAAGGCGTCTGTCAATTTATGTAAGGAATTGCCAGCATATTCATACAGGAAAGACAATAATGGAAATGTTTTAGAAGAACCAATAAAGATTAATGACCATTTAATGGATGCTTTCCGATATCCAATGTTCACACACTGGGGGAAAATCAGACCACAAGCGTCTTTGATATTTGTTTAGGAGATATAAATAATGATTAATTTCATAAAGAACTTATTCACTACAAAGAGTGATCAAGTTATTAAAAAAGATTGGAGTGACGATTGGAAAAAGGGAATGGATATAAATTTCCTACAAACAGGTGGGAATGTTACCTCTCCTATGGCACAATCTTATGTAGTTAATAGATGTATCAATTTGATTGCTGACACTGCACCAAAGGCACCTTTGTTTTTCTATAGAGGTATGGATAAACTTGTACCTAATGAGAGTATTGTTAGATTATTCAGGAAACCAGGTGCTGATACTTCATATTATGAGCTGATTTCAAAAACTACTATGTTTTATGCTTTATATGGAGAAGCGTTCTGGTATATTAATGAAAGTATGGGTCAAGCGACAGGTGTTTCAAAAACTCCTGCTGAAATTATAGTTATTGATCCTCGTGCTATGAAAGAAGTTGTTGATCAAAACACAAGAACATTAAAAGGGTGGATGTTTAATAACACAGTCGCTTTATCACTTGATGAAGTAATACATTTCAAAAACAACAACCCATATAATCCATTTCGTGGTTTATCTCCTCTTGATAGTGTTAAGTTTGAGATTAATTCTGATTATAAAGCAGCTCAATTCCAAGAAAGATTCTTTGAAGCAGGAGCTGTCCCTGGTTTCGTTCTAACAACAGATAAAGAAGATAACACACCAGAGAAAGAATTGAAAAAATATTCAGCATTATGGGATGCAAACCATAAAGGAGTTTCAAAATCACATAAGACTGCTATTCTTCGTGGTGGGATGAAATTTGATGTTGTGGGTCTATCTCAAAAGGAAATGGCATTTATTGAATCAAGGGTTATGACTCGAGATATCATCCTTGAGACATTTGGTGTGCCTAAAGCGGTATTCGGTGCAACTGAAAATGTAAATCGAGCAACAGCAGAGGTTCAAGAAAGAAACTTCTGGGAATTAACTATTCAACCATTCCTATTAAGACTTGAAGCGAAAATAAATACAGATTTGATCTGGGAAATTGATCAGACGGTAACTGCTAAATTCGATTTCACTAAAATTCCTGTATTGCAGAACTTATACAAGGAAGAAGTCGAGTCTGTATGGAAACTTGCTCAAATTGGTTATTCAAGAAACGAACTGAATGAAAGATTCGATCTTGGATTCCCAGTTGATGAAGATAATGGTGATGATAAATATGTAATGATGAACCTTATTAATATTGATGACGATGTAAGGTTTGATTCTTCAGAAATGAAATCATTAACAAAAGAATAGGATTCACAACATAAAAAGATAAATACAAAGACCGCAAGACAAACAAGAAATAAGAAAAGGTTTCTAAGACGCCATACAAAACTCGAAAGAGTGATGAAAAAGAAACTTTATAATTATTTTGAGATGCAAAAGCGAGCTGTATTAAGAAATTTAACAAAAACAGCTAAAGCAGAAGATTATAATGATGTATATTCAAGAGTTAATGATATGTGGGACAAAGAAAATAAAGAATTAGTTAAAGCAATTACTCCAGTTATGAAAACAGTTATTGAAAACGGTCAAGAGTTTGGTTTAGAAGCGATGGGTGTTGATAGAGATATAGTTTTAAACCAAGGTCTCATATTACAAAAGATGAATAAACTTTCAGGTATAAATGATACTATTTGGAATCAAATTAAAATGAATATACATGAAGGTGTTAGAGAAGGTGAAACAATTGACGATATTGCTAATAGAATTAAGGATGTTTATTCATTAGCAAAGAAAAGAGCAACAACTATTGCAAGAACTGAAGTTACATCTGGAATGAATGAAGCAGCACTTGAAGAATACAAAGAAAATGGTGTTCCTCAAGTTGAATGGTTAACTGCAGGTGATGGAGATGTTCGAGATGAGCATGTAGCAAATGCAGCAGTAGGACCTCTACCAGTTGGATCGACATTCCCAAGTGGAGAGACATATCCGGGTGAGAGTAGTGTTAATTGTCGTTGTAGTTTGTCCCCTTACATCGCCAATTAATAGATGATTAATTTAATCGCCTTTAATAAAATTTATTAGAAGAAGCTCTAAAATACAATAGGAGTATATAACAATGAAAGAAAAAATTTTTAAATCAAATGTAATTGAAGTTAAATCTTTAAATGAGGACAAACGTGAGATTACAGCAATAGCTTCAAAGGAAATTGCTGATCGAGATGGTGATATTGTTAGAATCGAAGGTATTAACATCAAAGATTATAAGAAAAATCCGGTTGTTTTATTTGCTCATGATTCACGATCACTTCCAATTGCTAAAACAACTAAAATTTGGAAGGATGGAAAGAAACTGATGGTCAAAATGCAATTCCCTGAACCTGAAGTAAGTTCTATGGGTGATTCTATATACAAGTTAGTGAAGGGGGAATATATAAAATCATTATCAATTGGTTTTAGACCTGATTGGGACGATGCAGTCAGATTGGAAAAGACTCAGGGTTGGGATTTCAAATCTTCTAATTTATATGAAATTAGTATTGTTCCAGTTCCTGCAAATGCTGCAGCAGTTGTTCAATCAAAGGGTATTGTGAAAGCTCTTCAAGACGAAGTTGTTGATGATTTGGAAATTAAAGAGATTCAATTGTTCTTAGAAGATTTGATTGGTGACGAACCAGGTGAGGAAGTTAAGGAAGAAGTTAAGGAAGAAAAAGAAGTAGAAACCGACTTCACAACTGAAAACTCGGAACAAACAATTGAAACATTAGCGAAAGAAGATGATCCTTACTCTTGGTTGTGGGATTTTGAACCTACAGAAACAAAAGAGGAAGATAAGGATCTGTATGAAATGATTTACGATGTATTGGGTTTAAATGACTCTAAATAAGGGTCTTTAAATATATCAAACCGTTATAGGAGATTCAGAAGCGGGAGCTTGTATAATCTAATCAGCGGAATGATTAATAATTATAACAAAGAGGACAAAAAAATGGACGAAAAGAAAAAAGCAGCTCTTGATTTAATCAAAGAAGCTAATAAAGAAATTCTCGACGCAGTTAATGAAGTTAAAACTGAAAACGCCGAGTTGAAAGAAAAAATTGCTACTCTTGAAGCAGCTCCTGCTAAAGATGCATCTATCTTGGGTTCAAATTTCAAAGTTGGTGCCCCAGATATGTATAAAGGATATAACTTTAAGAGACAAGGTCTTGATGAATCAGATCTTTTACCTAAAGACGAAAAAAGACGTGACGCAGTTGTAAAAGAAGTCATCGACGCTTTCGCACCTTATAGCAAGAATCCTGATATTGTAAAAGCAGCTATGAACACACAAGATACCGGTCAGGGTTTGGAATATGTGCCAGAAGAATGGTACAGCACAGTTATTGAAAAAGCACGTTTGGTTTCCGTGGCATTGCAAGATGCTCGTAGATTCCCAATGGCTCATAATATTTTAAACATTCCTTCACAAGGAACTTCTGTATCATTAACTTATGCAGCAGAAGAAGCAGCTTCAACTCAATCTGAACCTGGTTCAGCAGATGTTAACTTGACAGCTGGTCGTTTTGGTCTATGGGGTAAAATTTCCCAAGAATTGCTAGACAACGCTATGACAGACATCGTTTCTTATGTTACTCGTGACGCTGTTGAAGCAGCTGGTCAAACAATTGATGATGAAGTATTTAATGGAACATCAGCACCATTTACAGCTCTATTAGGTGCTGGTTCTACTGATGTTACTTTTGGATCAGCTAATAATGCTATATCATATGAAGATATGGTTTCAAGAAACTTCTTCGATGCAGCATTTAGTTTAACTGGTATTAGACGTACAGGCGCAAAATGGTATTTGAATAAAGCTCTTATGCCATGGGTCATGGATCTTAAATACGGACAATCTGATTCTCCGCTATTAAACTATGACGCTCGTTCAATTATCGGTTACCCATTTGCAGAAGTAGAATCACTAACTGGAACAGATGCTACATCAAGTGATTTTATTGTTTTCGGTAATATGAAAAATTATGCTCTTGGTGTAAATGCTCTTAGCACATCTATCGAAGTTAACCCTTGGGCAGGTACAGAATTTAAAGCACATCAAGTATTGTTTAGATTCTATATGCGTTTAGCAGGCGCTCCAATTTTCGCAGATCACTTTGTGAATATGAAAACTGCGTAATAGTAAATGAGGGTTCGACGGAAGTAATGGGGTGTGCCTTGACCACACCCCGCCCTCTTTAACCAGTCAAGGAGGTTATAATGGGAGCTAAAAAAGGACGTGTTCCATGGAATAAAGGTTTAACCAAAGAAACAAGTGAAAGAGTTAGAAAAATTTCTAATAAATTAAAAAATAAACCAAAATCTAAAGAACATATAGATAAAATAAAGAAAGGATTAACAGGTAAGAAATATCCGAATCATCATATGAAAAATTCAGAGATTGCTAAAAAAGTTTCTGATAAATTAAAAGGAATAAAAAAGAATTATGATGTTTGGAATAAAGGATTAAAAGGATGGCAATGTGGAGATAAAAACCCAAATTGGAAAGGTGGAAATCCAAAATATATAAGAACATTCACTCCAGAATATATTAAATGGAGAACTACTATTTTTGAGAGGGATAATTATAAATGTCAAATGTGTAATCAAATAGGTAATAAATTAAATTCACATCATATATTTAGAGTTATTGATTTTCCAGAATTTGAATTTGAATTATGGAACGGAATTACATTATGTTTAAAATGCCATCAAAAAACATATTTTAATGAATATAAATATGCTTTGAAATTTTTAGCATATACAGGAGACTTTTAATATGGCCACTTATGACCTTGCTTCATTGGACGAAGTAAAAGAATATATGGGTATGACAGGAAGTCAAAGTGGTGTGGATGATACATTAGAGGATTTAATTACTCGAATTTCTGATCTATTTCATAATTACTGCAAAGTTACTCAATTCAAAACAAAGACATATACCGAATATTACTCAGGACAAGGAAACCAAGAATTATTTCTTGATCAAAGACCTATTCAAACAATAACTTCAATCAAACAAGATTCAGAATGGACATTTGGAGCTGATAGCACATTTGCGGCAGGTAATTATGCCATTCTTGATGATAGAGTTGTTATGAAAGATAATTACTTTCGTGAAGGGATTAGAAATATTAAGATAGTTTATACAGCAGGTTATGATACAATCCCCGGTGATTTAAAACAAGCGTGTATTGAAGAAGTTGTAAGGAAATTCAAGAAACGTGAGAATGTTGATGTATTATCAAGAACATCTATCGACGGAGGGATTACCAAAGTCGCAGATGGTTTATTAGCAGATACAATTACTATATTGAAGCGATATCTTGGGACTGGAGTCTATTAATGAAGATATCAATGGAAGTAGATCCAAAATCATTAAAGGAAGTAGATGAATTAGATGAGGAGTTTAGAACTGGAACTTTAGAGGGAGTAAGAAAGGCAATGTTTCTTGTAGAAGGAGCAGCTAAAAAGAGATTCGGTACACCTGGTAATCTTCGAGTTCAATCAGGAAGGTTAAGATCATCAATAAAAACCAATGTCAATAATTATAGAGATGTTGTAGTTGGTGCAGTTGGTTCTGATGTTGTTTATGCTCCAGTTCATGAATTGGGGTCAAGGGATGGACGTGTCCCACCAAGACCCTTTTTAAGACCATCAATTGAAGAGAATTTAGATAAAATAAATGA